ATGATCGTGTCACGGCCCGCCCCCAATAGGCATGAACAATGAGATCAGGCTCTATCAGCACCGCCATATGTTTGGCGGGTACACCCGCTTGCATACGAAACAACACCACATCCCCCGGACTTGTGTCCGACAACTTTATTGGATCGAGATAATAATTAGACGCATCACGCAGTGTCTCTGCGCCGCCAATTTCCGCCCAATCAGGTGTGTAAGGCGGCAGCTTCGCAGGTTCTGCCCCATACAGCTTTCGCCAAATACCGCGCACCAAACCCAGACAATCGCAGCCCGCATTTTTGGTTGAGCATTGGTGTTGATACGGCGTACCGACCCAACTCAGCGCCTCATCAATTATGCTTTGACGAGAAATAGTTTTTTGCATGGCTTAGTACCGTGATGACCCGTCTTTTACGTCACCATCACGCGGCGCGGCATAGGCGGCATCTTCACCAATCATATAAGGGAAGCCGCGAAAATTGACGGTGTTGTCAAATTGCGACTGGCAAGCCGCATAAGTGCGTGGGCAGACCGTACCGGCGGGGAAATTACCGGCGTTCAGGCTACATCTTGTATCACCGAAACTCGCATCGCATCCTCTTGCAAATACACGGCCTGTAGTTCGATCTAAAATGGCTGCGCGTCCGACCAGTTCAGCTTCGAAATGCCCGTCTTTAATTTTAATATCACCGAGCTTATCGCTCCAAATCAAACCAAATTCATCAGGTTGCATCCAGTTCACACGGCTAATTTCAACCGCCGCACTATCATACTTTCCTGCACGGATATCGGCATCCGTTATCACATCAGAACTAAGCAAGCCCTGCGCCATGGAGTTATCAAGTGCAAACCCGAGACGGCTATCTATATCGCTTGGGCTGAAACCTGATGCGGCTTGATAGGCAACACCATCGACGCTCAAATCTTGGTCATGATCAGTAAAGCCGAGAACGACACCATCACTGCGGGTCAATTTCCAAACCCAGCATAATGTTGTTGCTTCGCCGCTTATATGCGCAGCAAATTCAGGAGAAAAATCACGCATTGGTTTTAATCTCTATCAAAGGCACATGCACCGCACCGCCTGCCCCAAAGCTCTCTAGGGATGTGGTCAATTGGTCCGTGTCAAAACGCACAGGCACATCAAATTCAAACGCTGCAGTTATGATGACTGCATTTACAGGCGCCGTATCAAACACGATTTTGCCTGTCGTGTTATCCACACTAAATGTGGTGGTCAGCGTAGTGCCCAGTTTTATGGTAAGGGAAGCGACTTTGGGCTTTGTGATGTCGCGCTGCCACGACCCTGCAGCATCCGCGTATGTTTTAGACAGTTGGAATTCGGTGGTGACGCCGTCGCCTGTGCCAATTTCGCCGTCGGCCTTGTGGTCAATTGGATCACGGAATCTAAAGCCGTAAAGCTGCCCGCGTCTGGCCTCAAAAAAGGCTACCAAAGTCTGCATATCTGCCAGGCTTTTTATCCCGACCCCCGCATCATATTTACGGCGGGAATTTGCTTGCGCCGCGTTGCGTTGCTCATGACCGCTGGCCAGAGTTATGATTTCCGTCTGGCGTACCGGGCCACCACTTGCACCAAAGGCAAGCGGAAACGGGAAGCTGACATCGTGAAATGACGACATGATTGTGTCCTTAAATATTTTACTAGGTGAACGGTTAAGTAAATTTTTGGCCTTGTGAAACGGCGCGGGCCAAAGAGGCCGAAATTTGGCCCTGAGATTTTTGGAGAGACTTCTGGAAACTGCCTGCGTCGTTCACACCCGTAATGTTCATGACAATGTTAAGCGGGTTTTGGGATTGCGCAGTCCCACCGGATTTAGCACCGCCCGAAAGCACTGCCTGTAAAGGTTCCAAGATCAACTCTTGAATGGCCAATGTTGCCAAATCACGAGAGATAGAGGCGGCCATATCGCGGAATGAAAACTCACCGCTGCGAGCAGCGCGTTCCAAGGCTTGGGCGATACGTTCACCCGCTTGTTCAAAACTTTGCGCGGCCAGCTCAGCCGCATCTTTGGCGGGGCCATCTGCGAAATTACTGAGCGCCTGTTCGGCTTTTTCTGTATCAATCATACTTTTCTCTTTTCTGGTCCTTATCAGGATAAGTGTTCATCAATGTAGAAAGGTCTTCGCGCGCTAACCCTTGCTCTGTGTGACTAGCCAACAAGGCCAACCAATCACGTACAGACATTTGCCAAAATTGGCTGGGTGATAATCCAAACCCGCGCACGGCGGTTTTTAACCACACATCAAATGGCCATTCTGACCCGTTATCGCTCACGCACTTGTTCTCGCTCACGCAAATGTCCGGACTTATGTAGCAAACGCACCAAGCGTTGCTCAAAGTGAGGATACTATGAAAATAAATGACTCCACAAAATCTATTGAAGTTGCTAGTCAGCCGTTATGGTTCAAAAGATTAAGAAAAAACTATCAAAAATCGACAAGTTCGTTAAAACCTTTGAAGCGTGGTGGGCTTTCGGCGCTTGTGTCATTGCGATTACTGCCATGATGACCACCGCAGTTATGTGGGCAACCCCAAAACTAATGGCCATTGGATGGCCTTATTGGGTTTTGGTGGGGTTTCCAATGACATTTGTTGTCGGCCTTGCGGTGCGTTATTTCACATGGTGGTGGGTCAAATATAAAACCCCAACTTTGGAAGTCACTAAAACTCTAAATATGCCAAATATCGATGGTGATGCCCCAAAACTAATCGAAAATCAAAGCGTCTCTGATAATGACCTTGCCAAAAAAGTGCAACAAATCGACGGTCAATTAGGTCGATTAACAAAACTATCAAGCGTAGAAAGTAAACAAGTTTCCATAGATTTACAGTCCCAAAAGGATGCTATTATTGATGAGATTAAAGGTTTAGAAAGTAATTTGTCGGATAAATTCTACTCATTACTTGATAATCAAAAAAAAGAAAATGCAATCAGATTTGGTGAGTTAGCTGAAATTCTAGAAGCAAAAACTTATCTTTACAGGTATGATAATATTACATCTGATATTCTGGCGCTTGCTAAGAAACTTGATAAGCTTCCAATGGTGGATAACTGGGAATCGCTTTTCATTGGCTATAAGGGAAAACTAAAAACATGGGACACCTTTAAGGACACTTTTAACGTCGCGGGTTACCAACCTATTTTTAATGTTGAACCTGAAATGCTCAAATCAAATAATTGGACAGATGAAATATCAAAAATTAGTGATGATGATCTTGCGCTATCCTATAAACACTTTCGGATTTACAACGGGGCATTTGAGAAAAATCGCCAAAAGATTGGTAACCGTATTTTAGATATAGCCTACCAGGCTTTTGGCCAAGGTACTACCCGTATATCCTTTTTTGAGAAGTTCATGTGATTATCAAAGGCGTAATTCTCGCACACCTATAGCCTCTAAACACTGCACCATGAATGCTGCGCTAAACTTACCCCTTGCAAGTTTATTGGTGATATTAGCGGGCGGCATAATCCATTCTAATCAATTGTTAGAACAAAAGTAGGGCATTGGTGTTAAAAGACTCGACAATAATGTTAGAATCGGCGATATAGAAAGGTGATAAAATTGACCCCCAAGAATTGGAGTTCTTGAGGGTCGATGAACCGTAAATTTTGTTGACACATTTGCCCACGGTTCGAGACTAAGTACAGGGGAATCTATCCCCGTAGTTCCTCAAAATCAAGGCAAATGTGTCGCTAATAGCTAAAATAGGAGATTCCTATGGCTATGACACCTGCCCAGTTTAGGGCAAGAATGCGGATGCACCAATCTAAGATGCGATCCGCGCAGAACCGTCTCAATAGTGATATTAGACGGCTAGAACGTCAACAGCGCCTAGCGTTGCAGCGTTTAAGAAACTTGCGGTAACTCGCAAAGGCGGGCGGCTTTGCCGCCCGTCAACTACCCTTTAGGCCGTATTTGTCCGCGTTTTCTGGTTTCTTTGGGCATTGGCTTCTTAACAGGCCGTATAGCGGGGAGATCGGCTGGATTACCCTCATAACCACATACTTTCAAAGCTCGATCTATGGCCGCTATGTCAGCTTTGAGTTCCCTGCATACCTTTGGGATAGCCAGTAACTCACCACGAAGCCTAGAGCGCTTGTTAATCAATCCTGATAGTAAAAATGAGTTTCTATAGGTCATAATGGCTATGTAGCATTTAAAACTGGCACTGTGTTGGTGCGTTTGCTACATAAGTCCGGAGCTATCTCTTGTGTTTTCTCACAAGTATTTGATTTTATTGATGTTTAAGCAACGCCCATCAAGGATACAGTTTGGGTACGCTCGCCTTTACCCGCATAATTCATAGCCAAAGCATAGCTTTTGCGGGCATCCAAACGTAGATTTTGCGCACCAAGCATGGACGCAATGGTAATGGCACCACGGTAAGCGGTAATGGCTGCTTCTACGGCCTTCATATCATCTTCGTT